CTTCAAACTTCGGTTCAGCTGACCCAATTCAGAATGGTGTACTTGGTAAAGTATATGGAATGAAGGTTGTAGTACACGAAGGTTTCAGTGACTTCATGTGCGTATGGCATCCTTCTGCAGTAGGTATTGCGTTCCAGAGACAGGCAACAGTTCAAACACAGCCAGATCTTGCAAACCTTGCTGAAAGATGGTCAATTGACCAGAGATATGGTGTTGAAGTTCTTGATTCAGGTAAGAGAACAGTTCTTGTTGATTCAACAAACTAAGATACTTTTGAGTAAAGGGGGAGCGATCCCCCTTGCTCTATAAAGGTGTGTATGGACACTAATATAAATACGATCCCACATTATATCACAGCATCAACAAAACAAGACCTTGTGAAAGAGATGTTCAAAAACAACATCAAGTACAACACAAGGTTTCAATATTTTGATATCCAGAAAGATGGTGATCTTTATGTGGCATGGTATTACAAAAAGGTGGAAGTGAATGTCAAGAAAGTCAATTGAAGATCTCGAATATAAGAAGTTCATCAATGCTGACACAGAGAGTCCAATTGTAAGAACTACAATACAAGGATCATCGGGTGGTGTTGTTGATGTAAATGATTCAGGTCAAATGAAGGTGGTGCTTGACGGCAAGGTGTGTCTTAATAACAGCACATCAACACCATTATTGGCTGATGGCGTTTATGAGGGTGATTCTGGTGAGACACTAGACTATGCTTTAATATTTGTGAATGTATATACTGATGTGGCAAGTGCAACAGATGGTTTGGAATACTTCACATCAAGTGATGGCGTGACATGGTTTGCAGAAGATGCTTTCACTATCCCTGCAAACTCAAATAAGACCTTTTCTTTTCAGCCTAACAGAAGATACTTCAAGCTTAAATATACAAATGGTGGAACTGATCAAACAGCTTTTGACTTGCAAACAGTCTTTAAAAAGACAAACTCAAAGGCTTCAAGCCACAAGATAAGTGATTCAATCATATCTGAAGATGATGCTGAACTAGTCAAGGCTGTGCTTACAGGTGAGAACGCTGCAGGGAACTTTGTCAACTTTGGTGCAACAAATGCAGGGAACTTTAAGACATCACTTGAAGAATTTGAGAGCGGTGTGTCTGTAAACTCAAACACTCAGCTTAAGGTGTCACCATACATTATTGATGAGTTTGGCAACTATGGACACATACTTGGTGACAATATATTCAGGGGTGCAATTATAACAATACCACCCGAACATCATGAGATCCACTGTGGTGATAGCTATGTTACAACAAGGGTGGCTGATATAGGCAATGGGGCAACTGATGAGATCCTTATCATAGTTCCAAACGAAGCAGGGACTTATCCAGATCAGTCTCAAAAACTATATCACATGGTGGTTGAAGGACTGTGTGAGGCTGAAGGAGAGTTTGAGCTTTTTGAAGCACCTACTGTCACAGCCAACGGAACTGCACTAAGTATTGCAAACAGAAACAGAAACAGCTCACTCACAGACTATCTTGGGATATATCACACACCAACAACAACAGCTGATGGCACATCACTTGAGGTCTTTCATGTTGGAAGTGGTAAAGCTCTTTGTGGTGAAGGAAGAACAGATGAGTGGGTATTGAAGAATAACACAATATACCTTGCAAGGTTCACAAACTTCACAACTAGCAACAATCATGTAACATGGCGTTTGAACTACTATGTCCATGCAGGTGTATAGATTTTTAAAGAGTTTATTTGATGCAAAAGCATTATATTGATATTATAGTAATAGGTACTAACAAAAAAGGGGGAGCCAATGGGTTTTGAAAAGGGTAAATTACATGTAAATAAATATGAGTGGGACTTTGCTGTTGATGGCGGTGCAACTAGTGCTATCGCTTTCAGAAATTTAGGCAACAATGCGCTTGTAGCTGGACTAGTGGTTAAAAGAATGTGGCTTGTTGCAAACACAGCTGTGACAAGTGAAGGGACACCAACACTTACAATCGGTAACACTGCTGATGCAGATGGTTATTTTGCTGACATCTTTGCTCTTGTAACTACTTCAGCTAAACTTGCTGTTCAGCAGGGTGAAGTGGCTGGTGCTCTAATATGGGATGATACAAATGATCATGCTCTTGACTACAAGCTAGGCGCAGCAAACACACTAGATCTTAACCTAACAATCGGAACTGCAGCTGCAACAGCTGGTAAGATCACACTTTATGTTGAGTTCTACAGACCATAAGGAGCTTTAAATGTTAGATAGTCAAATACTTCTTGATGTAGTGCATTATAACGGATCAACAAATACAGACTTAAAGTCAACACTAGGGGATCCATCAAGTGACACTGCTACAATCACACTTGATACAGATAACTACATATATGTAGGGTTCTACAAGCCTTTTGGAGAAGTTTATTTTGACTTTTCAACAGCAAACACCAACGACAACACAATCACTGCAGAATACTATTCTGACAGTGCTAGTGATTGGACATCAATTGACATAATTGATGAGACAAATGGTTTTAAGCGCAGCGGATTCATACACTGGAACAGACCCGATGATGAAGATTGGGAAGAAACCACTTACAACTCAGAAGAACTTTATTGGATCCGCTTTGCTACTTCTGCAACACAGAGTGAGACAGTCTACAACTATGCAGGGATTGTTTTTTCAGATGATAAGTCTCTTGCTCTATACAACCCTTACATCAATGACACTTCAATGCTTATGGGACAGTCAAACCATCTGAAGATTCACATTGCTGCAAGGAATCAAATAGTACAAAGACTTGTCAAGGGTGGTCATGTCAAATATAACACACTTGGCAACAGGGTAAGGCTCACAGGTTGGGACTTCCTTGACAAGAATGAGATCAAAGACGCTGCAGCATATCTTGCACTGTCAATGATATACTTCAACTTGAGTGACAACCCTGATGACTCGTGGCAATTCAAAAGCAATAAATATGAACAGTTGTTTGAACAATTATTCAACACTGTTATAATAAGTATAGATATAAATGATGATGGTGAGATTGGTGAGAATGAAAGATCTGCTGTCATCTCAAGACATGTGAGAAGGTGATGGCTGAAATTAGTACTATTGTTACAGGAATCAAGACAAGAATAGCGAGTGTTCTCGGATCAACATACTCTGAACTATCCCACACAAACGAAGTTGACAAAAACTCTTTTAAGGGTGCCACAAAACGATATGGCGTTGAAGCTGGTGACATAGTACAGGTTGAAGAAAAGGGTGTGCTTGGCAAGTTCACAGTAGAACAAGCCTTTAAGATCAAGCTTACAGATGACTTTACAAGCTCACAGATAAGTGACTCTAGCAAGCTAACAACAGCAAACGGACTGATTGAAAAACAGCTTTCAATATTTGCGGATCTTACATCTTCAAGGTGTGGAGCTTCATCACTTGTGATACAGACCACAAGTCTCTCAGTTGATGAACCTGAATATTTTGATGATACAAACGTGATATTAGTGACGGCAACAGTTGCTGTTACATATAGAAAGACAATATAAGGGGAGAAACATGGGATATGTTATCAGATCAAATGTGAAGATTGCCTTGAAAGAAGAAACCACTGAGGGTACTTATATTGCCCCTGCAAGTGGTGCTGACTTCGTTCAAGCTCTCAAAGATGGTGAGTCTCTTGAAATAACAAGAGAGAAGGTTGAAAGAAACGTGTTTAATGGTAGTGTTGGACAGGCAACAGCAAGACATGGTGAAGTGGGTGTCAATGGTGCGATACCTATTGAGCTTAAAGCCAATGGGACTGAAGGTGCTGAACCAGAAGCAAGTGTTGCTTTTGAAAGTGCTTTTGGTGCAAAAAGATCAGCTGTTACAAAGACAGCAAGTGATGCAGATGGTGGAACACACTCAGATACAGTCATTTGTTTTGAAGATGCAGATGCTAGCAACTTTGCAGTTGGTGATGTGGTCATGACAAAAAGATCAGGTGCTTACCATGTAAGTCCAATCACAGCTGTGTCAAATGCTGCTGGTGATGTCAATATCACTCTTTTGATTGCTGACCCTGCTGGTGCTTACGTTGATGGGATTGAAGTCTCAGCTGTATCAACATACTACCCTGCAGATAGTGGACACCCATCCTATTCAGTATCAAAGTATCTTGAAGATGCTGTTGCTGTAAAGGCTTGGGGATGCAAGACCACAAGTCTCTCAATTGAGGGTGTAACTACCTACGGACTTGGATCATTTAATATTGGTTATGAAGGTGCTGATGGTGAGAGAGCTGTTTCAGCTTTACCATACACCCCAACATATGACAGTTCACTCCCACCTGTGATTGTGAACGCTTGTGCTTATCAAGACACAACACTGCTTGAAATAAATGAGCTTACACTGAACTTGACAAATGAGCTTGCTTGGATCAAAGACACTTGCAACGGCAAGAAGTCATCCAGAGTTGCAAACAGAACTGTGACAGGCACAATTGATCCATACACTTCAGATTCAGATGTAAACAACTGGACTAAGTTCAATGCTCAAACCCCATTCAGTCTTTTTGTTGCTGCAAAAGTTCCAACAGGCACAAGTGGTGAATACAGTGACGTTGTAGCTTTTTATGCGCCTAACTGCGTTATAAGTGCAATGGCTGATGGTGATCAGGATGGAGCAATGAAAGATGTACTCACATTTGATGCTGACAAGGGATCTGCGTCAGACAAAACTGAACTTTACATGAGCTTCATTTAGGCTATAATATAAATACACGAATACTTCTTCAAATTAAAAGCAGAGGGGTGAAAGTCCCCTCACCATATAGGATGAAAACATGAAGATATACTCACTTACTGACAAGATACCTGTGAAGATTGGTGATATTACAATATCAATCTCACCACTTTCAACCATTCAAAAAGCTGAGATTCAAGGTCTGATGCTGAAAACAGTCAAAGATCCTGAGAACACACTCCCTGCAATGCAAGCTTCAAACCTTTGTGTGAAGTATTCACTTAAAGAGATCAAAGGGGTTGAGATGGCTGATGGCACATCTTTTGGTTTGCAGTTTGAGGATGGTGTGTTGACTGATGGTTGTGTTGAGCAACTTAATAATAGTGAGCTTGGAACACTGCTCCATCAAACATGCTTGAACCTACTTAAAGGGATCCCCAACACTTTTGTTGATGAGTATGGCAATGAGCTAAAGGGTGTTGAGATGGTTAGACCTAAGAGCAAAAAAAAAGCCAAAAAATAGTATTATTCAACAATCCATTCTTTGAATACTTATTCTATAAGGTCATGGA